GTTCGAATTCACCTGCGACCGATGTCGCAAAAAGGACCCGCAATTGCAACGCAATATCTTATGCAAATGATTTGCAATAGGCACCGTTTGGCGTGGGCAATGGCAAGGCAAAACCCAAAATAAATAGGCAATAAAAAAGCCCCCTGATTTAGGGGGCCGTTGTTGCTGGTGTTGTGATCAGCAGGTGATCAGCTCTCTGGCCTGTGTGATTGTTGCCGCCCTGCGTTCTAGTTCGCTGGTTACATTCTGTAGGGCTGTCTGTGTGCAGTCCGTCAGAATATCCCAGACGTGAACCCAGGACATGCTTCGTTCGTGGTGGTTATCATCTCTGAAGCAGACGCCCCAGACAGACTCCCAGGTGATCAGTTCACCGTTGCAGTGAACCTCTGCGATGCAACCACAGAAAGACAGCAGACCATCACGCGCGAACTGGTAGAGATCGGGCTCCTCCTCTTCGCTTGTGAATTCGTCCAATGTGTAGCCTTCATCAGGCTCCACTCTGAACACCAAAGCGAACGGGCCAGACTGGCGGAGCATGTGGCGGCCACTTGATAGGTAAGTCGCCAGCTCTGCCGGGGTGATGCAGTAGGGAGCGGCTGAGAGATCCTGAAGGGGGTTCATGCTGTCACCTCTTGCATTTGCTGGGCCCGAACTTCACAGGCACTGATCAAAACCTGGGCCATCTGTTCTATGGCGTAGTGGTGGCCAAGGTGCAGACGGTCGCCGATGGATGCGCCAGGATCGCGGCCCAATTCCTCCTCTGCTTGGTCTGCGTAGTCGAGACGGCTTGGCCGTTCGGCATACCAGGCCAAGAGATCGGATGTATAGATGGCATCCTGAGCCTCTGCGATGATGCTCTGGTTGTCGTAGGCATCATCTGCGGTTTCGTATTCTGCAATTCCTTGGGCCAGAAAGTTGCAAATCCTGAACCGCCAATCATTAGGGAACTCGTCATCATGGGCGGCCCGAACTGCTTCAGTCATCCACTCCGGCGAACCTTCGCGGATGGTGTAGTAGGTAGAGCCGTCGTCTCTGGTCTGAAGCTCGAAAGCACGGGCCAGATCTATGGCCCTGACTTGAAAAGACATGATTCTTGATGCGATTGGGAAAAGTGGCGCGAACTCGCGCCTGTGCAAATAATAGGGGCACTGCCGACAGTGTGCCGACAATGCCCAGGGGATTGAAACAATTCGTAACAGTCAGTGCATGGTGCGCATCAGGGCCAGCGCTTCAGTCTGAATCCGCAGAGGGAAGAGAGGGAAGCACTGATTAGGAAGCGCAACAGCTAGGCGAGAAAGAAGCGTGATCATTGGATCAGGCCCCCATAGCGAGGAGAACAACCAAGACGCCAACCAAGGCCCATAGGACTAGCTGGCGTTCCTGAAGCTCTCCGATCTGGTGAGCCTGGCTGTCGATCAGCTCACAAGAGGCGTCGAGAATCTCAGCCTTGGAGCTGCGCTCTGAAATGTTCATTTGTACTAGGTGCGATTGAGTAGATGCGCAGGAGTTGCGCACAAGAGAAGCATAACCGCTAGCGGCACTGCGGGGAGTGTACCCGCTAAAATTGAAACAATTTGTAACATTAAGAAATAAGACAGACACCTGTACTAGCGTTCGCCTGTACTAGCGTTCAGGCGTACTAGCGAACCTTTGTACTGGTTGGCTATTGCGAGTGATTCTCAATTGCAGCGCTTGCGTTAAGAACAGGTTAAGAAAAAATATACACAAACACACCCCTTAAGCCGACCTCAAAGCATAACACCATAAACCGACTTGCTTCCGTAAATACCCCTAATAAGCCGACCCCTTGCAAGAGGCTGGCCCAATAAGCCGACCCCTCGCAAGTCCCTTAATAAACCGACCCCCCGCGAGACCCCATCGTTTCGCGAAAAACTTGGCGGAAATTATTTGGGAAAGAAGCCATCGCTTCTTTCGATGCAACACTGACAAAATCAAATTTAGCTTGAACCGTGGGAACAGTTCGCAATTGCTTCCACACTTGAACAAGCGTGTTACCTTGAACTTTATAAATACCAGGGTTTGGAATACGACCACGGCCAAGCGTGCGCAATCTTTGTGCGTAGGCCGGATTCTTAGTTACACCATATGGAACCAACATATATGACCCAAGTGTTGGGTGACGTTTGCCGGTTGCACTAATCGGCTGAATGTCACGCATTGCATCGATGCCATAAAGCGCTTGCGTGTATTGCGCTGGAGCAATCCGACCTTGCGCATTTAATTTTGCGGCCGGACTAAGTGGCCTCAACATTGGAATCATGTAAGACCCACGTGGCATCAGCTGAGCACGCATCAGCCGGTTTTGAAATCTGGTGAGCATTACCTGGCCACCAGTGATCTGCGGCATCAGGTAGTCCGATGGTGCTTGCCCCTTGGGCCCGTCGTAACTGATCCAAACGCTGGCTTTGAGATTGCTTTTATCGCTGACCCGCTGCCGCAGGGACTTGTAGGTGAAGGGCGCGACGTAGGTGAAGCGGTCCAGCATCTCCTGCTGCACGGCCTTCTTGATGGGCACGATCGTGCGGTTCAGGGCCACAGACGCCATGAAGGGCAGCTGGACCTTGCTGAAGACATCCAGGCCCGTCACAAGGGCGCTGGGGTCGAAGGTAATGCTGTTGCTGGCCACGAGACCCCTCCAGATGCCCCAGGAAGGGGCCTTGACCCCATTCTGCGTGGTTTGCCCCACCAATGCGAGAGCCAAGGGCTCTGACGGGCAAAAAAAAAGACCCCCTAGGGCTGCACCGCTTCCGGCAGCGCCCAGGGGGGTCCCAATCGCTCCAGAAGCATAGCAGGTGGGCCGTCGAGGGGGTGTCACGGTTGTCACGGTCTGTCACGGTGCACCGTGACGGGTAAAACCCTTGCAGCAGAAGCGTTGTCACGTTGTCACTATAAAATCCATATTTAAATAGGTATAGGAAGAAGAGGGGGGTGGGTAAAACGTGACTCACTCTCTATATGGGGATGTGTTTCGTAAAAACCGTGACAACCGTGACAAACGTGACAAACCTTGCGCTGCAAGGGATTTGGGTGTCACGGTGGTGTCACGGTTGTCACGGTTTTCAGTCAAAAATGGCCATTGGTATCAAAGTGCATCTCGCCGTTCCCGAGTTGGGAATGCGAATTGGTGACGTTGTGACAGTTGCACCATCGACACGTTTAAGGGCTTGGCGGTAGGCCGTTCCGCTCCACGGGGTGTCCTTTAGGAGGGCTTGCAAGTTGGTGTTGTTATGGGCCACGGCAAGCTGATCACCGTGGACCTTGAGGCCATAGCGACCGATGACGTTGGCGGGCTCCTCTGACCCCTCACGCATGGCTGTGCAGGTCAGGGCACCACGCTTGGCCATCCCAATAAGTTCCTGGATGGTGACGCGCCGGCTATCGACAATGACCATGGACTGAAGGATGTGGTTGAGGCACTTGGTCTCATCCGCATCAGCTGGGTCCATGTTCTGCGCCTCCCAGCCCATGCTTTGGATCATGGTGAGGGCATCTTCGAGCGTGAGTTCCTCGCCGCCATTAGCGGTAAGGGACCATGCACCAGCCAACAATGTGCCGTGCTGATCGCCATAACGCTGGCCAAATTCGACGGCTAAAGCGGCACCAAATATGCGAGCGTTTTTACGAATAGTGGGGATGTTTTTAATGGTGCGAGCAATCAATTGACGGCCGCGTTCAAGGGTGATGGTGGAGAGGATGTCCTGTTCAAATTTTGCCCAATCCTGTTTTTCGAGTGGATCCTTGCGAAGGGATAGAACGCAAAACCGATCCACGTCTGCTTTCTGGATGAGGGCAACATTGATGGATGAAACGCAGAACATGCTGCGAATTTCAAACGCATTCGCGCCACCAGATGTTGTGCCTTTGTAGATCTTGCCGCCTTCAGATGAGGCGATGCGTGCAAGGGAAAGAACGTTTTGAACGATCTGCTTATCGCGTTGTTCGTTCTGCTCGAACTCGTCAAAGACAACAGGGATGGCATCCGATTTAAGGGTGCCGCGAAGGCCAGCTTCGGTGGTGCCACCGGTAGCTGCCTGGTAGATACCGCCAAGCAGTGGGCGCATGAAATGCTTGAGGATGGTGGTCTTGCCGGTGCCAGCACCACCGGTCAGCCAGATGTGTGGGCGCCAATCGAGAGCACCGCAGACTGGCGCAAGGATGGTCCAGCCAAGTAGGAAGTAAGCGTGAGCTGGAATCTCCCAACGAAAGCGAAGGGCAATGTCACGGATTTTTAAGGCGATGTCATCGGGTAGCACATCGTCGGTTGGACCGATCAGGTGCTTGGCGTGCTCGTAGAAGTAATAGGTCTGTGGTGGCTCCTCGATTGGGTGTTCCTTGCCGTCAACGATGAGGCGATCACCGAGGTGAAAGATGACGCGATCAGCGTCGTACCAAGCGCCGCGGCCACGGACGCGATCAGCGTCGTAGACGCCTTTCTTGATGCAAAGTGAGATGAGACTGTCAGCGGCACGTTCCCAGTCAGCGGTTTTCCCTTTTGGGTACGCCTCATTCCAGAAATCAAGCATGGCAAGGTTCAAGAAATTGAGCTTGGTATGGGCTGTTGCTGAAAGCTCAATGACCTGCCCGCTGGCACGTGGGAGGTAGTAATAAAAACCACGATCATGGCCAAGGCAACGGAATGGCGCCTTGTCGATGATCAATTCCGACTCTTCAGGTTTGGCCTCGGCGGCTTGATCGGCATCAAGTGTGAGCGGCCTGGAGACATTGCGCTTGATGAAATCAGCGGCTTCTTCATGCGTCCAATCCGCATCTGCTAGATCCCATCCTTCGGGCACGTCTGCTGGTGGGGTGACGATTTGAAGGCGTTCAACACCAAGGACCAGGAGTTTGCGTGAAAGCCGATCCATAGCTTGACGGCCAGGTTCATCGGCATCAGGCCAAAGGATGATGCGCCGGCCCTTGAGGGGTGACCAGTCAGCCTTGTCGATGGCTTTGCAGCCTGATGGCCAGGTGGTGACGATGGCGCGTGGAAATAACTTGGCGGCTGCATCAGCAGTTTTCTCGCCTTCAACTACTAAGACGGTGCCATTAGCAATGGTGAGTTTGCCGAGGTTGAAGAGTGGGCGTGGGGCCGGCGGAGCTTTCCAGCACCATTTGCTGCCATCCCACCAAAGGGGGCGGATCTCTTTGCCGGGAAAACGGCAGACGTAGAAATCATCGGTGTAACGCCAGGATGATTGCGCACCACGGATTGGCGGCTTTGGCTTGGATGGTCCTGCGATGCCGAGGTGCTGCTCAACGCGCTTGGCTGCATCAGCAAAGGACCAACCGGTGCGACGCATAAGCATGTCCATGCCGTTGCCGGCACCACCGCGTTGATCTTTGCCGCCGCAACGATTGCAGTACCAGGAGCCGCTGCCGTCTTTGTCGTCAAAGCGGTAGCGGTCTTCGCCACCACAGAGTGGGCAAGGTTGGTGCTTGTCAGTTAGTTGCTCGGTGGTGAGATTAGCGAGGTCACCAAGGATTGAGGGCCAAGAGCCCTGGGCGAGATCTGTAATTTTGCTCATTCCTGCTCCAGCAAAGCCTTGGCTTCAGCGATGATCTCGGCGGCCTCCACGGTGGACATGCCTTTCCAACGGACGTGGAAATCGGTGTATGCGGAGATGTGCTCAACGAAATGGCGAGCGTTTTCGGTACTGGGCCGCTTGGCTGGTCCAAGGCAGCGGCGATAAAAAGCGAGGATGGCGTCCTGTTGCTGCATGGTTGCTGCTGTTCTGCTGCGGGATGCCGTCAGAGGGTGGCCTATCCGCCGCAGGCTGGTGGCTCTGATGTTGTAATTCGTAAAGCATCAGCCACTGAGCGAGCGATGCCAGCTATGCCACCGGCACGCATGACGTTCTCAAGCCAGGTCCGTTGCTCTGGCGTAACGCGACCAGTCGGGGTTTTGACTTCGATGCTGGTGAAGACAGCCACCTGCTGCCCAACCATGTCTGGCGTGATGGTGACGGTGCGCCAGCCGATGAGATCAGCCGAGCCACGCATCAAACCAAATTGAATGGGCCTGCCTGTTTTCGGGTCGGGCAGCGAACCGGTGTTATTCCTGAACAAGCGCAAACCTGGTTGCGTCCCTAGCGCTAAACGGATGTGTTGCTGGAGGATCGTTTCCTCATTGGCCATGAACCAGGACGCTCAATCGCTGAGCACTAATGTAGGCCGGGTAATTCGCCACGGAAGAACATCGCCAGTCTGCGTTCGGCATCGACATATGAACTGGGCCTTGTTGTTCGGCTGATGCGTCCGCGGCTCTGCAATTCTTCCCATTTGTAATGAGCCCAACCCGGCTTGTAGCCCCACTCTTTAGCTAGCCTGTACAGATCAGCTTTTGATTTTACTGAATTAATAAGTGCAGTTTTTTCACTGCGGGTGTAATGAACGGGCTTTGCTTCGGCTTTTTCTTGTGCTCCTGTAACCTCAACTAATTCCCGAATAATAGTAGTTTTTCTTATGGGCTCTGGCTTCAATTTTTTGGTAAAAACGTGTCCGCATTCTGGGCAAATTTGAGTTATAGAAGGAAGAACTGCGTAACACCTAGGGCATTCTTTGACTGGCGGCGCATTGCCAGTAATTTTGCCGTCAAGCGTATATTCTCTCTCGTCTGTGGGCAGCCCAAACGTGCGTATATTGCCAACGCAATCAATGATGATTGCGGCTTCTTTGCCTTCAGCCGTGCGCAAAACGCGACCGACCTGCTGAAGATATAGAGCTTCTGACTTGGTGGGTCGCAACAGAATTGCGGCGGTTACGACTGGGATGTCAGTGCCTTCGGAAATAACGTTGACACTGGTAAGAATATCAAGTTTGCCGTTTCCTAAATTTTCGATCAATTCCTCGCGATCTTTCGTTTTGACGCCGGAATGAAGAAAAGCCGATTCAAAACCGGCATTACTAAATCTTTCCGCCATTACTTCAGCGTGTTTTTTGCTGACACAGAAAACAATGGCCGGTTTGCCAGGGCAATGCTTTTCATATTCGCTTATGGCTTCACCGTTGATTTTAAGGCTTTCCAGCGCATCGTAAGTACTAGAGCTTTCATACTCGCCTTGCTCCGTGCGAAGTCGGTCACGATCAAGCTTTGTCGGTGTGGAAAAGCAACGTGCTGGAGCGAGAAATTCTTCTTCGGTCAATTTTGCAACTGACGGTCCAATAACAATGTCATCAAAATAACCATTGAGCCCTTTGCCATCGAGCCTGACTGGCGTAGCCGTTACCCCAAGACGCTTAGCGGTGTGGAAATGGTCCAGGATTGTGGCCCAGGTTCCCGCAACAGCGTGGTGGGCTTCATCAATGATGATGAGATCGGGGTCAAAATCGCATTTATGAAGACGCCGCACGAGAGTTTGCACGGAAGCGACTTGCACAGGTGCATCGGACTTTGGCCAGTTGGCAGCGATGACGCCGTGATCAACGCCCAGGCTAGTAAGAGCTTTTGATGTTTGACTGATCAATTCGCGACGGTGAACCAGGATCAGGGTGCTATTCCCTAGGGCGGTAGCGCATTCAGTGATGTAGCTGAAGATGACGGTTTTACCGCCACCAGTGGGGAGGGCAAGGAGTGGTGCTTTTTTGGATGAACGGTAAGCGTTGCGAATGTCTTCGACCGCTTGTTGCTGGTAGTCACGCAGCGTGAGCTTCATTTCGCTTGACCTCCCCGTCTGTGGAAGGCATACACGGAGAACGGGCCGGATTGTACAACGATTTCAACGAGTTGGCGGGAATATTACAGAACTGTGAAGAGGTGGGGCGAAAATGCGGGAGAATGCGGTAAGGTGCTGCGGAACCAGAAATCCACTGCCTATGGACAATGCCGAATACCACGCGCATCCGGCTGTCTCGAAGTCTCACCTGGACATGGTGGCTCGCAGCCCGCTGCATTACTGGGCCCGCTACGTGGACCCCAACCGTGAGGTGCCAGAACCCACGCCAGCCATGACCATCGGCTCAGCGCTGCACACCCATGTGCTGGAGCTGGATCAGTGGGATGCCAACTACGTGGTCATGCCCGAGGGCATCGACAAACGCACCAAGGCTGGCAAGGCGGAATGGGAAGCCTTTTGCGCTGATGCCAATGGCCGCCAGGTATTGGTGAAGGCCGAAGCCGATCTGATCATGAAGATGGGCGAGGCGGTTTACGGTCACCCAGCTGCTGCTGCATTGCTTGCCTTACCAGGTATGGCAGAGACCACTTGGATGTGGCGCGACAAGCCAACCGGCCTTCAATGCAAATGCCGCCCCGATTGGTTGACTAACGATGGCAGCATCGTGGTTGACCTGAAGACTACGGAAGATGCGTCTCCCCGTGGATTTCAAAAGTCGGTGGCCAATTTTCGCTATCACGTGCAGGCAGCGTTTTATTTACATTCCTTGGAACAAGCTACGGGTGTGTGCCCCGAGCAGTTTGTGTTCATCGCCGTTGAAAAAAAGCCACCCTTTGCGGTGGCGGTTTATGCAGCCGATGCGGAGATGATCCGCGAAGGCTGGCGCACGGCTGAGCGTGACCTTGAGGTGCTGGCCACTTGCAAGGAGATGGACCGCTGGCCTGGTTACAGCGATGCGGTTGAGCCGATCAGCTTGCCGCCATGGATGCTGCCGCGGCCACAGGGAGCAGCAATGACCCAACCACCTGAAATTGAGATGTACTGATGAGCAACGACAACACCGCGCTGGCAACCACCAGCGGATCTGTATTCAGCGGCATCCAAGCTTTCGAAGATGCCCAGCGCATCGCCAAGGCACTGGCAAGCAGCACGCTGATCCCGCCCCAGTTCCAGGGGCAGCAGGGTTTTGCCAACTGCCTGGTGGCGCTTGAAATCGCCAACCGGATGCGGATGAGTCCGTTCCAAGTCATGCAGAACCTGCATATCATCCACGGCCGCCCCAGTTGGAGCAGCCAGTTCATCATTGCGATGATCAACGGCTGCGGACGTTTCAGCCCGTTGCGCTATGAGATGAGCGGTCAAGGCGACAACTTGTCTTGCTTTTGCGTGGCGACCGAGCTGTCCACAGACAAAGAGTTGAAGGGTCCAACCGTCACGATGGCGATGGCCAAGAAAGAAAAGTGGGTCGATAAGCCCGGATCAAAATGGCAAACGATGCCAGAGCTGATGATCCGTTACCGGGCTGCGGCTTTCTGGGGGCGTCTCTATGTTCCTGAGCTATTGGTAGGCATCCAGGCAGAGGAAGAGGTGATCGACGTACAACCAGTGACCGTAACTGAAAAGCCTCCGGCGGTAACGCTTGAGAAGTTGAACGAGAAAATTAAACAACCACCGCCGCCAAAGGAGGAAGTGGTCAATGACGGGGAGATTGATGATGAGCTTTTCTGACTATCTGACGCCAAAGGAGTTGGCTGAGCGTTGGCGCAACATCGTCACGCTAAGCACGCTCGATAACTGGCGCTCTAGCCAGAACCGCGGACCAAGATTTGTGAAGATCGGCGGGCGGGTTTTATATCCGCTTGCCGAAGTCGAAGCTTACGAAACCCGCAACCTTCGCGGCATTCCAAACCATCCCCCTACTCAGCGACCATGACCTTCAAAGCCAACGGCGCATTGTTCAAGAACACACCTGAAAAGCTCCAACAGCGCTTGGGTGATCGGTATAACCCCAGCGCCAACTATCCGCTGTTTGATGGCACCTTCAGCATCAAGGAAGAGGATCGGATGACGTTTGCGTCCTACGTGATGAACGCAGGGACAAACGATCGCGGTGAAATCCCGGTGAAGATCAGTGGCTGGGCCAAGCAGGCCAACAGCGGCCAAACCTATCTGAGCCTGGCGATCGAGCCTGACTTCAAGACCCAGAGGGCTATCCAGGAAAAAGAAGCCGCGACAAGCGCTGCCCAAAGCTTGGCTCAGGCAACGGGTGGTGAGGTTGTTAAGGCGGATCTGTTTTAACGATCCATCAGCGCCAGCTCCAGCCGGGCGATCTCATTGACCGCCCGCTGGAGTATTTCCTGCTGGTGGTAGACCTGCTTGAGAAGCTGCCCCGCAAGCTTGCCAGCTTGCGGTGTGTTTTCTAGGAACCGGCAGTCGGCTTCGAGCTTGAAAAGCTTCTCAGGCGGGATTTCTATGGACAGCCACTCACCAAAGTTCATTAGACCGGGGGCGTACCGTCCCCATGATGCCCATGCAATGCCCAAAGTGC